GTTACATAACAACTATCCGTATCGGAATAGAACGTGTAATCTACACCCGTAGTGTTGCATGCCTTGTTAAGAAACGCATTCAATTCACGACCCACATATTGAATGATATACTGACCAGTCAATGTGATACCTTCGGCAATTCTGTCATCATAAAACCGAAAATATTGATTGGCCCAGGCGCCATATAAGCTATTCAACTGAATCTTTCGAGCCATTTGAATATTGTTATACTTGGAGATGAGCTTGACTTGCTCTGGATCCTTGGTCTTCTCATATTCTTTCTGGGCTTCAATCATCTTCTTCTTGTAGAATACACGTTCGCTGAAAATCTTTTCTACAATTTCAGGAAACAAACCTTGATGGTCATGTGTGTAACAGAAGCCATTTGCTGCCATAGCGATATTTTTCTTTTCCAAATACTCCGAGTTATCAAAATCACCAAGAAGAACATCAGGAGAACAATCCACAGTAACATCCGTCATGGTCTCGGGACTCATGTTGTACTGCATGATGATACTGGGATATAGAGATGCGGCATCGAAACTCACCACCCAGTCATACTTACCCGGGACTGGTTCCTTAACATAGGCGCCCGCAATAGTACGTCCTTCCTTGTCTTCCTTTTGTTGAACAATGATGTTCTTGTTCCACAAATGATTATACAGAATACAATCCCAAGTACGTACAGCAGAGAATACATCACTGAAATTACATTTGGCGTCATATGCCATTGTGATGATGAGTTCAATCAACTTCATCTTATCTTCCAAGGCATCTACCAGTTCTACGTCCACAACATTGTATTCAACGAACGCCTGCCAATCTTCAGTATATAACTCTTTAAAAGTTTCATACTTGGATTCCAGCTTCTTACGTCCCAGCTCTTGCTGGGCGATATAATCCAACTTGTAACTTTCTTGTGCCGAGTAAGTAAACTTCTTATACAAATCCAAATAATCTAAACTACTAACACCAAAAATGTCCACGGTCAGCAATTCACGACCATTGATAGTGACTGTTCTATCATTTACAATGCGCCATGGAGACAGATCCTTGGCTCTATCTTCTCCAAGAATACGACGAATTCTTTGCAAGAGATATGGCATGTCGAACAACTGTGTGTTCCATCCTGTGATGATATCTGGCGCTGTCATTTGCCAGAAACGAAGGAATGTAGACAATAGATCCGCCTCATCACGACACCGAACATATTCATAATTGTTTCGGTTCGTGATGTGCTTGATATTATCTACATCAAACTTCTTGACACCAAATGTAGTAATCTTCTTGGTATTGTTATCTTGAACAGTAATGAGTAATACTTCTTCAATAGGATTATCAATACTAGGAAATCCATTCTCGGAACCTGTTTCAATATCCAACGTGAGAATGGTCAGTTGACTAATATCATAATCAACTTCCTTGGGATAATTTTCTGTGATGTATTGATAGGCAAATGATGTGTTGCCGAAAATAGGAAAGTTTTCTACATCTTTATATTTCTTAACAAACTCCTTGGCGTCATTGATATCACCGAACTTGATGGGTTCAAGATCCTCGCCAAACAAACTTTCATACTTGCTTTCCTTGTTTGATTTGATAAACAACGTTGGGCGGAACTCCAGCTTCACGGCATCTTTCTTGCCATTTCTCACCTCTCGGACAAGAATTTTGTTCCCGTATTGCAGCACATTTGTGTAGAAATTTTTCTTCGTCACTCAACCACTCCCGGGTCTTGAATGTTATGTTATCCATTTTTCCATAACTGAAGCGTGCGACATATTCGCAACTACTACAGTCATCATAAAATATAATGTCCCCATGAAAGTCTGTCAATGGTGTTAGACGATAACTTTCTGGTATTTTCCTGCTATATCCTTTAAATAAGAAACGAGTTTCATCCTCTACCCATTCCATATCCCATTCTTCTTTATAAATCCGAAAATCGTGCGTTACCAAATATTCATCCAATGCGCATTCCAATGACTTGGTTTGCCATTCATGTAATATGCCACGGCCTGGAATTTCAAACTCAAACCGGATGGTGTCGAATAGTCCCATTAAGGTACCAATTCAATTTTTGATTTCGGGACTACAATACCCTTTCCTGTGATTCGGTTGTAGTCGTTACGTAATTGGTCCGCAGGTTCGGACAAAAGAACAATATGGTTCTTTGGGAAGGAAAACTTCTTGTTGGCTGAAAAAATCATATAAGGTGCCAAGCCAACACTATACTGTCCCTGCTGTGTTGGGACAATCATAATCATCAAAGGTGATTCAATTTCAAGCATGTCATCATGAATTGTCACATCACCAATCAAATCTTCGCCAAGGGCGGTCTTTACACAAGTTAATGCCATAATATACTCAATTGTAGGGGTGTTAGGAGGACTACTTAATTATGCAATATCAATTTTACGTGGCTTCTTTTCTTCTGGAATGATGCGTTCCAACTTAATGGAAAGAACACCATCAACAAGTGAAGCATCACGTACTACTACATCATCAGCAACCGTCCACTTGCGTGTGAAGGTGCGTTTTGCGATACCACGATGAACATATTCCTTTTCATCTTGGTCTTCTGCTTTGGCAGTAACGGTGAGAACACCTTCTGCCAATTCTAGGTCAAGCTCACTGCGCTTGAATCCAGCCACAGCAATTTCGATGCTCCAATTTTCAGCATCATGCTTGACAATGTTATATGGGGGATAATTTCCTGTGGAGTTCACAGTTTGAATATCGTGCAAGCGATCCCATAGATTATCGAAACCGATAGCCCATGGACCCCCAAGAGATGCAGTGTTGAAAGTATAGGTACGTGTCATAATTCCTCCTTTGAGCGAATGTGTTAGTGATACCCTGTCGGCGTATCTTAGGTTAATTTAACTCCTAACACCCCTACAATCAAGTCTTTATTTATTTCTTTTTTCCGATATTATATTTAGCGACAAGATTCCAATCTTGCTTTTCACCAAATGATAATACTTTAATTTGTGAGAGTGGTGCCGTATCTTCGCACATGTCAGGGTTAATGATGTCAATTAAACCCCAATCTTCAAGAAGATGTGCCACTGTGTTCCGTCTTTGTAAATCATTTTCAGACAAGTCAGCATGCTTACCATCTAGGGCAAACAACTCCTTGAAATGAACAATGAAGTATCGTCCTTGCTTATGCAAGATGTGACAGCTTTGATAGAGTGTTTGATCCTTTCTAGATGCTACACCAATACGTGTCAATGTTTCCCGAACCTTTAGGAAGTCATCTGGATTCACCAATATAACTTCTAATGGTTCATACCCTGGAATAGAGGGAATATTTATTAAGTCATGCGCCATGTTTCAATCCACCTGTGTTCAAACGTTCCTTAATTGTGAGTAGCTGTTCAGGCGATAAGATACGTAAGGCTTGTTGTGCTTTCTCAGTATTATACTTATAGTACTGTTTCACCACTTCAAGGTCTTCGACTTTCTCAGCCTTTAACCATTTGTTAAATCTCTTTCGAGGTCTAATGGTATTTATAAGGAAGTCAAACTGCAGGCGCTTTTCCACGTGAGGACGGCTGTTCATTTCATTAGCTGCAATGACAGTATCCGCCCCAAAACTCAAACTTTTATTGATGATGAACGGATTATATTGTTTCTCGCTCCATTCATCGACGATAAGATTTTCTTTTGTATAATGAATGGCATTCACAAAATCAAACGGACTGATTTTTGCCATCTTATATTCTTCAACAACTTCTTCAACTACAACTTCTCCATCCAGATTGGTCATGACTTCATCTCACAACTTGCCATGATTTCGGTCAGGCATGCCACAAGATTGATTTCAGCGTCAGCCACGAACGCCGCCTTGTACTGATAATCCGCCAAGAGCAACACTAGCTGGGGGACTTGAACCACTTCAGTAAGAAGGATATCATATAACTTTCGGAATAGAACATTAGGATCATTATCTAGATTATTCACAACCCATGTTCGCATCTTCTTGAAGTCCTTCTCACGAAGTGCATTCAACAATTCCTTCAGGTTATCTTCCACGATATTGCTGAGAATACCAGCGTCGATGGTTCCCGAAGAAGAATATCTTTGTAACTCATTTAACACACGACGATAATCAGGGAAGTGCTTGTTCAACAACTCAGCCACAACCTTGTTGTCAAACGTAACATTTTCCTGTTCGAGAATTTCAGTTAGCCGCTTGAAGAACTTTGCGGCAACCTTCGGCTTATCTTCCTTGTTCAACTTGAAATCAATCACAGTAGTCCGACTATGAAGTGGCGGAATGATTCTGTTCTTGTAATTACAAGTGAAAATGAACCGACAATTCCGACTAAACTCTTCAATGAATCCACGAAGAGCAGGTTGTGTGGAGTTTGGATTCAGATAATCCGCCTCATCAAGAATCACAACCTTCACCTTACCAGCCAGTGATACTGTACTGGCAAAGTCCTTAATCTTGGTTCTTAGAACATCAATACCTGATTCTTCTGAACCGTTAATGATGATGTAATCACACCCCAGTTCCTCACACAAGGCGCGCGCAATAGTAGTCTTGCCTGTGCCGGCTGTACCGGAAAGCAACATGTTCGGAATGTTGTCTTGTTCAACAAACTCCCGAAATGTTGCCTTCAATGCATCTGGTAAAATACAATCCGACACCTTACGAGGACGATACTTCTCAACCCAAAGAAACTGCTCACGATTTGCTTCCATAATATGCCTCGTTAGAAATTTAACATTTGCCTTAACTTCTTTTCCTCACGCTTATTATAACTATCTACAATGGTTATATTATTCATTTGCTTCAATAATGTTTTAGTAATTTCCATTACTGTATCAAAATCATTCACACGAAATTCAATAGGACCATATTCTTCAAGTTCAATTAGAAGAGTCATTTTTCCTGTGAATTTCAAATTCATATTACACCTTGGATGTAGTGTCGGCTGCAATGAGATATGTTAAATCACGATTCAAACATTCAAAAAAGAATACCAGTACCTTGCCTGACTTGGCAACGGCATGTGCCACCCGAACATTATAATCATCAGGCACCACCTTGAAGCTATCAATGTTCATCTTCACATTGAACACCTGGTCATTTTCTCCGAGAGGGAGCTTATATGAATGAGATGTACTATTCTTCGGATCATTCACGGTCAATGTCACCTTGCCCTTCTCAGAAATGATATTCAACATGGTAGCAGACACAATGCTTGCCGTCTTGATAACTGTATTGATATCACCTGATGTGAGCTTGAATGTGTAAATGTCCTCAAGTGAAGGAGCATTTTCAGAGGGAGCTGTTACTAGACTTTCATCGGCATAAAAATATTCCAACTCACCACCATTCTCAGAACGAATAGTCAAACTCTTTTCATTAAATTCAATATCAGGATTCTGTGATACAGAAATCAATGAGAGAAGCTGATTCAAATCATAAATGGCAAACTGCCGAGGGAATGTTTCCTCAACATTAGCGCGCGCCTGAATACTGTTCACAGTATTACGAGTTGCCAACTTGTTTCCTGGCTTCACAAGCAAGTTGCTACTAATCTGTGAAAAACTCTGAAGTAAATTAACTGTCTTTGTGCTAAGCTTCATTTTTTAGAACCTCCTCAGGGGAAATATATGTATCATGTACATGTAGTAACATAATAGCGTAGTGTAGGATTTTCAAGATGTCATCACGATTATGCCCATTTTTCTTTCCATACCGTTGAGCATACTTCATGATATTGCCCACAGTGAATCCGACACCGTGACCATTGTCAAAAATAAATTCTGAAGCCTGAAATTTTGACCGAGAGTAATGTTGGCCGTATGTTTTATCCACATACGCCTTCAACTCGGTCAAAATCTCACCTTCATTATACCGGTAATCAATTGCCATTTTTTACCACCGGTCGTCCATCAGCATGTTTATCACATAGAGTGCGATACCATGATCCTTCACGAAGAGCGCCGGGAGCTCCGCATTGTTCACAAATTGAAAAGCTCTTCTTAGATACCTCTTCAATCTTTCTATCCAAAGCGTCATGCATTACATCAGTATAGATTCGAAGCCCACCCCACTTCTCCTTGACCTGAATCACCTTAGAATGGATGCGATTCTTTTCAATAAAAGAGAACACCTCTTCAATTAAAGGCGCCCACCCCTTACCAACGGATTCCAAGGCGAGCGGAAGGTCATACCCCTCATAAATCACAAACGTAGGATAGCGCGGACTAGTTGCCTTCATAAATTATTCCTCTATTAAATCTTCTACAAAATTATCCGGAATACTTAACATCCGGCGTGGTTCCTTCATATCAATTCGTGTCTTGAACTTTTGTTCTGAATGTTCCCAAAGACCCCGTAGATATGCCTTCTTTAACATAATAATCAAATCAGTTTTTGTCAAGTGTATCTTCATTGCGGTCTAAACCATGTTCATAAAAGTAGGCCACAACTGCATCATCAAAAGACTTTTCATAAAAAGTCAATCCGACCATAATGGTTTTAAATGCTTCAAACACTTCAAATGCATTACTGTCTAGTGGCAGTTCCACACTCACCTTTCTGTCATAGGAAGTTGCAGTAATTGTAGTAACATTATAAGCTTTTTTCAAATCGTACATAATATATTCCTCTTTTAATATAAGACTTCTTTTTCCATAGGACCCGAAATGGTCCTATTACGAACCAACTCACTAAACAAATCCATGGTATTTTCAA